AAGTAAGAACCACCGAAGTAGTATGCCCAAGCATCTGTCCAAGTTCCATCAATGAATCCATCACCAGTTTTACGAACTATCGTTCCACTAAGTGCTAGTTTATCACCGATTAAACCTGAATTATAGTTTAGAGTTGTTTTTAGAAAACCACCTTCACCAACTTCTTGTTTTACCTTTCCACCCTTTTCATGTTGGGCAGGATCGGTAATGATGTTCATAGTTCCACCAATTGAAGGTGTAGCTAGATTAACAGCTGATAGACCTCTTTGCATCTGAATCGAGGAAGTAGCGTCTCCTACTCCATCCCAATTAGACCAATAAACCCATCCGTTCTCCATATCATTTTGAGGAACTCCGTTTATCATTACTGCTACATTTCGTTGGTTGAATCCACGAACATTAATACGGGCATCACCCGCACCACCACCTTGTTGAGTTGCGTAAACACTTGGTGTAGTATTTAAAATCATTGGAATGTCTTGTGAACCAAGTCTGATTTCCATTTCCTTTTTACTAACCGTAGTATAAGCAACAGGTGTTCTTTCATCAGCTCTTGAAGCTAGTACTTCGAGTGCTGACATAGTAAGTGCATCAATCACAAGTGTGAAATCTACACTTACATCTTCTTTACCCACCGTAACTTCTTTAGTTACAGATGAGTAACCAATGAATGAAGCAGTAATAGAATAAGTACCTTCGTCAGGTGATATCACATAGGCTCCAACCTCATCTGATACTGAACCTAACTCAGTTCCCTCAACTACTACATTTGCTCCAACCAAAGGATTATTGTTAGCATCATTTACAGTTCCAACAATAGATTGTGCGAACAATCCTGTCATCATCATAAGTGACACTAATAGATTACTTTTATTCATAAAAGTTCTCCTTGTTTTGGTTAAGACACATTTTTTCACAGGTGTGTCAACTGCCTGTCCGCTGGTTTTATTGTATGTGAAATTTTAATTAGCATACTCTTGGTCATCATTATCACCAGTTGTGGGTGTTATCTCCACATCACAAAAATCACCATCACAGAATTTCTCTATGTTGGCTTCTTCTTTGTGTATCACCCCAAAAGACAATTTTCCAAGTTTCTTAACTTGTTTATTGTATTCTTTTTCATCAATAGACTCATAGGGCATTTGTGGATAAGCTCCCAAGTCATGTCTTGGTAAAAGACTTATACCTTTTAAGTGATACTGAAAATAATTTAAAACTTGTGGTATTTCCTTACCTTCTTTTTCAGGATCAAATGTAACCGTACAACTTACTTGATTGTCTGCCCAATGTCTTTGTAGGAATGCTGCTAAACTGAATTGTTCCCAAATGGATAACTCACTTACGGTCCTGATTCCTTCCCCAACATCAACGGGTACTTCAACAACCATCGTTGTATCCTCTGAACCAAACGCAGGTTCAATTTTATATCCTGCCTTTTTCATTGGTTCTAATAACTCTGAATGTTTTGAAACCCTTATTCTCCTAATGTAAAAACGACTCTCAGGGTAATGTAATCCTGGAGTCGCTCCTGCTAATAGTGAAACTGTGCCACTTGGTTTTACAGATGTAGTCTTGATTGACTTAGGTATGGCGAACCAATCACTATACATCTTATCCCATTCTTGTATTGTATCATATCCACTCTCTAACCAATTTTTTAATTCGTGTAATCCTCGTTGAGTAATAAATTGTGCAACACCACTTACTGAACATCCAATTCTTCTGTAACTTTCTAATGATTGTTCCAAACAAGGATTTCCACCCATAACTCTGTGGTCTTTGTTATCACCACCATTTTTCATTCTTGAATAATGTCTCATATTATCCAACCATGCGAAACCAGGTTCTCCATTGTCTACAATTCTTTTTGAAGCTTCTGTATAATCCATACCCAACTCAGCAAATATACTATTGTTACTTGTCCAACCATATTGGTCTCTATGTGGATTTACTTTATAATTCTTTAAATCTAAATATTCTTCATCATAAGGATCACCAAATACAATTTCAGCTGTTCTTCTAACATTACCTGCTACAACACATTTACCAATTAAATTCATTATGTCTACGATTGTAGTTACGGTTATGGGCTGTCCACTATTTTTTTCTAAAACATTTCTTATATCATCGTGTACTTCCATCAAAGGTTCAGGTCCTGAACTTACACCACCAAATCCTTTTATTGGAACACCTGCTGGTCTAACTTTTGAGTAATCAAACTCTACTGTTGATTGTCCGTGAAAATAACTTTCTAATAAGAGTTTTAGTGATTCAACCCAACCCTCACGAGTATCTGGTATTTCATAAGTTTGGGAATCCCTATCCTTGTCCACTCCCTTTACAACTATCTCTCCAGCACCTTTTGTATCAAATCCAACTCCAACACCCAACATACTTGCATCCATTAGGAAACAAAATGGTTTTGAATAATCTTCCTTTAGTGTTTTTGTTGATACAAATGCACAATTGTTTAGGGCGGCGTACAAACCCTTTTCTTCGGTGACTGGTGTTCCCATTGCCCAAAGACCACGGCCGGGTGGCAGAAACTTCATAGTAAATATACGCTCATACATATCTTGAGCTGAAGCTTGTGCTTGCCACGGATTCCACCCTAATTGATGTGAGTCAATCCAATTTTTTTGCATGGTATAAGTTCCCTCTACAACCCTTTGAACCGTTTCCCACCATCTTTCGTTTTTACCATCTTCTTTAATTCTTGAGTAGGTTCTCATGTAAACCAATTCTCCCAATCCATTAAAACCGAAAGGAGCTTTTCTTCTTTTATACTTGTTTATAAAATTTTCCGATAACTTAAATTTTTCCATCTGTACGATTTCTCCTAATTTTTATTTTGCTTTCCATAACTTTACCTCATATAAGTATAATATATATCGATTTCTATTCGAAGCCATCAGTATCTTTTTGAGAATTATTGTATTTGTTTGCCAATGTCTTTCTCAAATACTCTTGACTATTATCCATTTTTCCTTGTGTAGCTTGTCCATCATGGGTATTGGATTCGTACACATCAATCTTACCAATATTAGTGTTGATACTTGAAGGAAAAGTAATTCCATCTGGCCCGAATCTATTTTTTATCACATGAAATCTACCTGTGTTAGCTATTTTATCTTCGACCTTTCTACTTACCGATACCACAAAATCTGCTATCATCACTTTACTATAAGCCTCAGCAACTTTTGTAGCGTCAATCACTTCTTCTTCTAACGAACTACGATTAGCCTGAGAAGCTGTCCATATTGGACAATCCATCTCACCTGCCAATCCTCTCAAATCTTCATAGATGTTTTCCAATACATGCCGTTTTTCTGAACCAACACCTTTTAAGATATCTGCATAATCCACTAATATCAAATCAGGTTTTTGATTCTGAATTTCAATCTGACTCAGGTGTGAAGTTAGAGTTTGAACCGAAGCACTTTTTGTAGGGAAATACTTAATCAGTAATGTTCCCTTTAATTGGTCAATTTTTTTCTTGACATCCTCTTGATAAAATTGTATATCTGATGTGGTAACTCCACTAAAAACTGTGTCATAACGAAGTCCAACATAATTCTCATTTAACTCTAATGTATAATGAACTACATTCAATCCTTCTTTAACTGCACTTGCTCCGAGTGTCTGTAAACACCAAGATTTACCAATACCAGCTGGGGCTACTACAACTCCTAATTCACCACTTGCCAATCCACCATCCATCACATCGTCTATTGGGTCCCAACCTGTTTTTATGGTATTTCTTGATGATTGAGTTAATCTTTCTTCTATTCCAATTATATACTCATGTCCTAAATCCCTATCCGAACCAGCCTTCATTGCATTATCCACGAGTTTTTTGATTTGGTCATATTGTCCTACCTCAATCAAATCCACACTATCCATAATAGCATTTTTCATAACTTGATTACGACAAAACTCTAATGTTTGTTCTTGTACGAATTTTAAATCTGTTGCTTCTATATTTCTCCAACTCTCTTTTAAATTCTCTACTACTGAAACTTGCAAAACCTCATTCTCCATATCATCAATCTTTACCTTCATAACTTCAAGTGTTGGAGTAGTTTTATACTCAAAAAAATAATCTCTTGCCTCTTTACATAACCATTTATTGGCATCACTATCGAAGTACTCGGGTTCAAGTATGTCTGATATAGTTTGTATGAACTTCTTATCTGATAATAAAGATGATATTATCTTTGATTGAAAGACATGACCAAATTGAGATAAAGTTGATTTATCACTCATTTAAAAACCCTTGATTTTCTTTATTATAAGTAGATAATTTTTTATTGTTCCCCATACATTTTTCGCCTTTTTTCTTGTCTCCGTTCTTCGAGTTTTTTCAATCTATATCGTTCTTTGGCTTTCTTGAGAATCTTGGCCCTATTACGCTCATAATGGTCCATTTGCCACTTCCGTTGAGCTTCAAGTTTTTCTTCTTTAGTATGATATTTTCTTTTTCTACCCATTGTTTATTTTAGCAAACCTATTGAGTTGAGTCCAAGTTTGCATTATCCAACTATCCATGTTTGGTAAGGCTCCGAACATCCTATCCTCAACAAACATTCTTTGAAATATTACTTTATTAAGTTCAGGTATCTTACCATTTACTATTCGATTAATCTTTAATTTGGCACCACCACTAATATCAACATCTGATAATTGCATTAATTTATGATTAATATCTATGGTGTCTTTATTATCAAGTATTAGATTGTAAAATCTCTCTCCTTGATGTTTTTGTGCTTCTTTAATTACATCATTATATGATATAACCTTCCCCTCAGTGCCCAAATCAGGAAAGTGTTTCAACAAGGTTTTAGCACCAATACCTTTTACCCCTTTAATATTATCGGAAGTATCACCTTCAAAAACTCTACTCAATAAGAGATTTTGTGATGTTACATTGTATTCCTCTAACACCTTTTCGGGATTGTAAAGTTTCTTCTTGGTGGGTGACCAAACTGAAATTCGGTCATTAACCAATTGTAAGAAATCTTTATCAGTAGACATAATCGTAACTTTACTATCAGGTAGTAATTGTTTTGCTGTGTATCCTATGGCATCATCTGCCTCAATACTATCAATAGACATTATACTTACAGGTTTCCTTC